TTTATTGGTAATAGATCACAATATGCAGCTAGAGCTTTAGCTTCTCCAAGAAGTAAAATACCTCAATATGTTCAAGGGGATTTAAGAAATCTTATAAATCAAATGTTTACAGATAAACCAAAACTAGGTGTTGCTGCTTTTGGTACTGGTGTTAGAGGTAAATCTGAAAATGTAAGATTTACAGGAGGTGGTATTGGTTCATTTAGTGATCCTAGTTCTGTATTTGTTGATTATGAAACTCCATGACTTTAGTTAACACAAGAGCAGCTTTTGAAAAAGCAGTTACAGATGCAGTTGCAGCAGTAGACGCTACTGTTGAAATGGTCTATGACAACATGATTTATAAAACACCAGGAAAGACAAAAAAATATATTCTTATGTCAGTTGATTTTGCACAAGCTACAACTCAAACTCAAGGTGCATCACAAGATTTTTATTCTGGTGTAATTCAATGTAATATTTATGTTCCAAGAGGAAAAGGTACTGCAACTTTATCTGCATTAGGAGAAGCTGTTATTGATGGACTTACTTCTGTTAACGCTTCTGATTATACAGATACTTTTAGTTGTGATCCTAGAGTGCTTGATGTTGTCGGTCCTGCTCCTATTGAATTAGATGACTCTTCACATTTTCTTGGCTTAATATCTTGCCAATTTACCGCCAACGCTTAGTATAATGATAATAGCTATACATTAACATGACTAGAGCAGTTGACCTTTTAAGAAACAAATTTGGAGTTTCTCAACTTTACAAACATGATGTAAAACAAAATGATGAAATTATTTTTACTGTTTTTTGGCACCCTTTGACTATTGCAGAACGAGAGTCAATTCAAAAGAAAAGTGGTTCTGAAGATGCTAATAATTATGCTCTTCAGTTGATGATAGAAAAAGCATTAGATGAAGATGGAAATAGACTTTTTCAAGATGGAGATAAGGCTTCATTAAGAAGAGAGGTTGAAGCAAATATATTACAAGAAATACAATTAGCCATGATTGAAGCTGGAATAAATAGAGAGGTTGAAACAGCGAAAGCTGATTTGAAAAGCAAATAATGATTGGCGATTTATATATTCATTAGCAAAAGAACTTGGTAAAACTGTAAATCAATTATGTAAGGAACTTACAGTAGAAGAATTATTAGGTTGGATTGCGTATAACGATTTAGAACGAGAAGATTATGAAAAACAAAGAGATCAAACTCAAAGATCTAGTGCTTTAAAAGGTAAAAAGAGGTAATATAAAAGAAATGTTTTGATTTTCTTGATAAGTGGCTGCTAATTACGGGATAAATCTTGAAGTAAGAATAAAGGCACAAAAGCTAAAAATATTTAATGACCGAATAAAAAATACACAAGAAAGAGTTGCTAAAGCTAATGAATTTCTTAATAAATTAGCTAAAAGTAATGATAAAACAGCAGTTCCGAGCATAAATAACTTAACAAAATCATTAAATGAAGCTAATAAAGCATTTAGAGATGCTGCTGTTGGTACTCCACAGGCAAAAAGAGCAGCAGAAGATTTTGCAAAAGCTACTAAATTAGTTAATGAAACTTTACGAGAACAAAATTTATTATTAGAAGATGCACAATTAAAACTTAATAAAAGACCTGGATTACAAAATAAATTTACTACAACTTCATCTCCTTTTGCTGCATCAAGAGATTCTTTAGGTCGAACAAATGCTGAAATAAATGCTTTGTTAGATGACAAAGCTGACCTTGTAATGAAACAACAAGAAGAAGCAAAAGCAGTTCAAAATGCTTTAAGACCTACATTACAAGGAAATAGATTACAACAACAACAAAATGCAATTATTAATAAACAGTTAGATGAAAGAGCAGAATTATATATGATTCAAAATAAAGAAATAAAAGATATTGCAAATACTATTAGAACAAAAAAAATAAAAGAGCTAGAAGCAGAGGCAAAAATAGAGAATGAAATATTAAATGCAAGAGCAAAACGAGTACAATTGGATAGAGATGAAACTGCAAGAAGAAGAAGTAGACAAAGTATAGAAAGAAGGCGAGACTTATTAGAACTTCCATTGGCAAGATTAGCGAGAGCAAGAAGAGGAAGAACTCGTGGCGATAGAGCTATTAGAAATCAAGCATTATCAAATGCACTTATTGGTGGAGCTTTTCCTCTGTTATTTGGTCAAGGATTAGCTGCCTCTGCTGGTGGTGGTTTAGGCGGTGGTGCAGGTGGTATTATTGGAGGTCAATTTGGATTTGCACTATCTCTCGTTGGCACATCTGTTGGTGCTGCAATAGATAGGCTTATAAAAGGTTTAAATGATTTTGGTAAAGCATTAGAAACAACTGATGGTGCTTTGAAATTAATAACAGATCGTAATTTATTTAGTAGCAAAGCCATACAAAAACAAGCAGAAGCATTAAAAAGACAAGGTAGACAAGCTGAATTAAATGAACTTATTACAAGAGATTTAGGTAATTCATTAGGTGCGATTGCTGTAGAAGATGTGCAGAAATTTAGTTCTGAGATGGAAGAATTATCAAGACAGTTTGGCATTTTAACAACACAGTTTCAAATATTAGCAGCAGGTCCATTGTCAAAAGTTATTGATTTAATAAATAGTGTAGTAGGTAGACAAGTTTTAGAGTCAAGAATTGGAAATCAATTAAGAGCTTTACAGAAAGCAGATCCTAAAGAGTTTCAAGAATTTTTAAAAAACAATCCACGAACAACTAAACAGTTTTTATTAGGCACAGGCGAAAATATATTTAGAAGAGTAGATCCTCTCTCAAGTGCATTTGATACTAATGTAGGTCCAGGTGGTTTTAATTTTGCTGGAAGAAGTGATGAAGAATTAAATACTCTTTCAAGTACATTAAGTGGAATATCAAATAGATTAGGAATTAATAATAATTTAGGTATTGGAGGGAATGATGCTGATGAAATATTAAAAGTTCTTCAAACTGAGGAAGGTAATTTAAGAAAAAAACAAGATGCTTTAAATAGTTCTTTTGGAATTGAATCTGCAATAGCTGTTATTAAAAAAAATAATAGTCATCTTGATGATAAAGCATTAAATGATTTAGAAAAGAAAGTAAGAAAACAGATGGAAACCAATGAAAAATTAGAAATTGAAAATCATCAATTACAAATAACTTTGGATCTTTATAATAATATTGCTTCTAGTATTGAAAATGGAATTGTTACTGCTATTGAAGGAGCTATACAAGGAACCAAAACTTTAGGAGATGTTGCCCGTAGTGTTTTTGCAGAAATACAAAGATCATTAATTAGATTTGCTGTAAGTTCAGCTTTAGGAGGTTTACCAGGAATAGGTAGCTTTTTTAGAAGAGCAAATGGTGGTTCTGTTAGTGCTGGTAAAAGTTATATGGTTGGAGAACGTGGACCAGAAATGTTTGTTCCAAATGCAGGTGGTCGTATAGTTCCTAATTCTGATATGGGTGGTTCGACTAATGTTGTAGTAAATGTAGATGCTTCTGGTTCTAATGTTCAAGGAGATCAACAACGTGGTAAAGAACTTGGTGCTGCTTTATCAGTAGCGATACAATCAGAATTATTAAAACAAAAACGACCTGGAGGTATACTTGCATAATGGCTACGTTTCCCTCAATAAAACCAACTTACGGACAACAAAAAAGCTCTGCTCCGTTAACTCGTACAATTCGTTTTGCTGATGGTTTTGAACACAGAATATTATTTGGATTAGCAGAACATCAGAACCCAAAAGTTTATAATTTTACTTTCAATGTCTCTGAAGTCGAAGCAGATGAAATAGAAACTTTCCTTGATGCCCGTGCAAACGATAGTGATAGCTTTGATTTTACTGCTCCTGGAGAAGCTACTGCACAAAAATTTGTTTGCGAAAGTTGGTCAAAATCAATACCATATAACAATAGAGCAACGATCCAAACAACATTTAGAGAAGTATTTGAACCATGAGTACTGCTCCTATTATTACTGATCTACAAAAGATCAATCCTTCAGCAATAATTGAACTTTTCACTATTACAACTGACGCTGCATTACACGGGTCAGCAGCCACTTATAGATTTCATGCAGGTACAAACAGAGTAGGAAATGGAGATATTATTTGGGCTGGTAATACTTATATAAAAATGCCAATAGAAGCAGAGGGTTTTGCATTTCAAAAAGGACAGTTACCTAGACCAACTCTTAGAGTTAGTAATGCTCTTGGAACTATTACTGCTATTTTACTAAATGTAAACTCTATAACTGCTGGTAATGATTTAACAGGAGCTACAGTTACAAGAATTAGAACTTTAGCTAGATATTTAGATTCAGTAAATTTTCCAGGAAATACTAATCCATTAGGAACACCAGATCCTACTGCAGAGTTTCCACAGGA